CGCCGCGTTCCCCGCGATGTTGGTCTGGTCGCCGGTATTCGTTCCCGAGTGTGTCCCGCCCGCGAGCGTGGTGTTCTCGGAGATCGCCAGCGTCTTGCCGGCGGTCTGCGTCACGTCCGCGAACTGGTCGAGGCTCGCGCTCGTCAGAGCATCGCCGCCGCCAGGAATCGTCTGGAACGTCCCATCTTCGCGCAGGAACTTCGAGGAGCCGCCGCCGCCGGTCCCGAGCCGCGCGTGGCCGAACACTCCCGAAGCAATCGCCGCCGCGTCGAGCGTTCCGCCACCGTCGGCGTCGAGGTGATCGTGCCCGGCGCTCGTGAAGTCGGCGATGACTGGCGACGTCAGCGTCTTATTGGAAAGCGCCTGGGAGCCGGTGAGCGTGACGAGCGCGGCCGTGTCCGCGATCCCGTGGATCGAAGTCGAGTCCGCCTCGTGCGACGCGAGGGCCGCGGCCGCGGTGCCAGCCGCCGTGCTCACGTCCGCGGTCGAGGCGATCGTGACCGAACCGCTCGGCAGCACGACGGTCCCGCCGCCCGTCGCCGGCGCGTTGAGCACGACTTCGCCCGATGTCGCGCCGTCGAGCTTCAGCTTGCCCGTCTCGAACGTCTTTGCGCCCGTGACCGTCTGCACGCCCGCGAGCAGCATGTCCCCGCCGCCGCCGCCGCCGCCCGTGTTCACGGTTCATGTGCTATCGTTGACGTAGTGCGTATCCGTCTCGACGTCGTAGATGCGGTAGCCCGCAGCGTCCGTGCGGAACTGCCACGCGCCGTTCGTGAACAGCGCGAACTCGTCCTCGTGTCCGGCCCATTCCGCTGTCGCAGTCGCCGCGGGAATGTAGAGGTCGCCCTCCGTCGGCGAACCCGGCGGGTCCGTCAGCGTGAGCGACAGGACGCGAGCCGGGCTCTTGCCGAGAGCCGTGACCCAAGCGGGAGAGAAGGTCGGCATGGCTAGTTGTGGAGGAGCGACATCCGGCTCCAGAGGATCCTTCGAGATGCGCCCGTCAACGTCGTGCAGCGCGCGGCGTAGCCCATGAGTTGCGTCGCGGTCGGCAGCGTCGTCGTGTGCGTCGCGACGAGAACGCCGTCGATGTAGAAGTTCACGTTCGACGCGCCGGCTTCGATGCGCAGCAGGTAGCGCGTCGAGGACGTGATCGCCACGGTCGTCGTGGTCGATGTCTCCGAACCGCCGTTGTTCCCGGTGACGCAGCGCCAGAACGCCGTCCCATCGACGCCCGTGTCGTAGCGGAACGCGGCGCCGTGGATCGCGTTCAGGTCGGAGACGGCATCGGGGTTCGCCGAGAACATGCCGATCCAGTAGCGGATCGATGTGATGGTCGGGCCCGTGACTGCGGCGATGGACAAGTCCGGCAGCCAGTCGCGGCGGAACCGCGTGAAGTCCGCGGACACGAGCCCCGCCGTGTTCCCCGAAACGGTGCCGGTCAGGTGCGCCACGAGCGGCCCGTTGGAGTCGTCGCTGTTCGCCACGCTCGAGCCGTCCAAGGTCGGCGCCGGCAGGCCGATCACGGTCGCAGTCGCCGCACCGGGATCCTTGAGCAGTTGCGCGTAGCGCTTGTTCCGCAGGACGGCAACGTGCGCCGCGACCGATCCCGCGGCCGTCGTGACTTCGCCGGTCAGCGCCGAGGTCGGAACCTCGTACGCCCATCCGCTCCCGTCGAACTCGTAGCGTGCATCCTCGTCCTCGACGCGCGCCGTCCAGCCCTCGCGCGGAGTCTTGAAGTACCACGCGCCGTTCAGGTAGAGCGCGATGTCGTTCTCGTGGCCCGTCCAGTCTCCGGTCGCCGTCGCGATCACGAGGTAGCGGTCGCCGTCCGCAGGAGAGCCCGGCGGCGTGTCGAGCCGTTCGAGGACCGCGAGTTGCACCAAGGCATCGAGCCACCAAAGCGACTCGTTGTAGGCGCTCTCCGCGCCTGCCTGCCCGGAGGCGAGGTTGGCGAGCTCGAGCTGCGACGTGTAGACGGTATCGACCATGGGGGCTCCTATCCGGTGTGCGTCGCGACGGCGCCGGTGCCGAGCCACGAGCTGTATTGGTAAATCTGCAGGTTGATCGGATCGCCCGGCGTGTAGCCGTCGGTCGTCTGCTCGGCCGCGGTGTAGTCGGCGTCAACCGTGTCTGAGTCGCTGACCGTGATCTTCTGCCGCACGCGCACAGTCGGATCGACGGAATCCATGACGTCGAAGTACGTCACGGCGCGATCGAGCCCGGTGCGGATCGGCGCCATCGAGAACAGGCGTCCGACTCCACGCCCGCGGCGCGTGCAGGAGATCGTCGCGTCGTTCGATGCGTTGCGCGTGACGCCGACGTTCGCGGGCGCGAGCGGGCGTACCGTGCCGCCGAGTTGATTGATCGTGATCGCGGAGTAGTCCGTGATCCGTCCGCCGACCGGGACCGCCTTGTAGAGCCGCGGCTGTCCGAACGCGGCCTGGTTGCACGGAACGAAGATGATCCCCGGCCGCGACATGACCACGAAGCGGTCGCCCTGGTAGTGGCGCGCGATCTCCTCTTCCGTTCCCTGGAGCCCGCGCAGCAGTCGCGTCAGGCTGTAGGTGCGGTAGTCGATCAGCTCGGCATTGGCGAAGCCGATGACTTCGTTCCCGAGGATCGCGCGGTTCGCCCCGTTCTGGCAGTCGATGTCGGAGACGGACTCCAGCTCGCCCGAGGTCAGGTACACGATTGCCTCGCTCGCGTCGTCCCACAGGCCGGGCAGCGCCGTCGTGGATACCGTCGTGTTCGCGTAGCCCATGGTCGCGTTGACCGTGAAGCGCGCGACTTCAGCGTAGCTCGCGCCTTCGTCCACTGACTCGAACAGCACGATCTGGCGTTCGAGCGCGTCATCGCCAGGAACACCCGCGGCCACGTAAATCCCAGGCTGGTCGATGTGCTCGTCCGAGAAACAGGCGAGGTCGAACAGATGCCAGGAGAAAGCGGGCGGGATGAACGGCATGGGCTAGGTGGGGACGAGCTGCGCGATCGTCGGTTGCACGAGCAAGCGCGGGTCCTCCATGACGCCGGTGCATCGGAGGATGAAGTTGTCGCCGTAGTCCACCTGGCGCACGAGCATCGAGTACGGGTTGCCTTCGCTCGTGAAGGTGAGGCGGACGTTCTCGCGCACGCGCCCGAGGTAGGACGGCGGCAGGTTGATCGTCAGCACGCGCGAGTTCATGTACGAGAGCCACAGCACGCGGTTCGCGACGGCGCGCGCTTCGCCGGATTCCATGACCACGGCGAGGTCGATCTTCTGCGCGCGGTCGAACTGAGTCACGGCGCGGCGTTGACGTTGCGCGCCGGTCTGGTAGCGGCGGTCGGGATCGCGGAAGCTCACGACGACTTCGCGCGGCGCGTCGAACAGCTTGGAGTCGTCCACCTCGACATCGCGCGCTGCGTCCGATCCGAAGTCGTGGCAGGCTAGGTCGGCTTCGAGAACCGTCACTTCCTCCACGTCCGCGCGCGGCAGGAAGGTCAGCACGCCATCGACGTTCTGCACTACCACGTCGTACGCCACGAGCAGCGGTTCGAGGATCGTGCGGACAGACTGCGCGCCGAGGTAGGAGTAGCCCTTGCAGATGATCGACGCGCAGGCAGACGCATCGACTTCGCCGGTGAGCTTCGCCTTGGCGCAGATCGACTCGATGACCTCTTGCAGCGTGTGATTCGTCTTCACTCGCACGCGCGCTTCCACGAGCACGGGCGGGCTGTTGCCGAAGTCAGACAGGTCGAGGTTCTTGAGCACGATGTAGGCCATCCCGCGGAACCCAGGAGCGTCCGGTTCGAGCGTTAGGATCGTCGCGTCCGGGTTCTGCGTCGCCGAGCCGTTGTGCGGCTTCGCGTCGTCCATGCGCGCCGGGTTGAACAGCGGATTCGTCTGTTGAATTCGGATCGTCTGTCCGCCCGTGCCGTTCGGGAAGTTGTCGAAAACGTCCGTGAAGGCCGGAGGCGTCAGCCCGTTCGATCCGGTGCCGGCTCCGACCTGCGTTAGCTTGATCGTGATGAACGTCTCATCCGTCGATTCGTCGTGCGACTTGCTGAAAATCTCGGCCGGCTCGGCGAATCCGACGTTGTGGACCGCGGAGTTGTTCTTCGTGTACGGCGCCGTCCATCCGCTGATGGTCACCTTGTTCCCGACCACGAATTGCATGAGGTCGGGCCCGCCGTTCGGCGACTTGATCCGCAGGTACGAGTCGCGGACCCAGTTGGTCTGACCCGAGAACGTGCCAGTGTGGTAGAGCTGGTAGGTGAAGATCGCCGCCTGAACCGCGAAGCCGCTGACGTCGATAACGCCGGTCGAGCTGAACACGCGCTTCGCGTTGATGTAGACCTCCTCGATCTCCTCGACGGGGCCGACGCAGCAGGCGTACGCGACATCGCAGCGGTAGGTGTAGTAGGGGATGTTGCCGCCCTGCCCGCCCTTGCCGCCGCCGCTGCCGTGCGTCTGCGCGCGCGAGTCCGACACCCAGAGCATCGGGCACGGAACGCGCGTAGTGCCGAACGCCGTCGGGAGCGGCGAGCCTTCCGCCGCGGCCGAAGTCTTGATGTCCTGCGGCTTCGGAATGTCCGGGCTGTCCGGCGCGAAGATCACGTTCGCGTCGATGTACGCGCCGAGCGTGGCGCCGATGACGCCGCCGACTCCAGGGAGGATCAGGTTCCCCGCGATGCCGAGAATCGGAGTTGCCACTAGACCACCCCCCGGAAGTCGAGCGCCGCGAACGTGCGCGCGATCCACCACTCGTCATAGGGATGCTCGACCACCTTGCCGACCGTCGCCGACGTGTGGATCATCCCGCGATCCGTGCGGATCCCGACGTGCTGCGGCCAGTCCGGCCCAAGGAACTCGAACACGAGCACGCTTCCCGCGCGCGCGTGCGCGATCGTGGGCAGCCTGTCGCACGAGTAGTGCAGATGATCGACCAGCGCCTTGCCGTCTGGGAAGCGCGAGTAGCGGCGCGAGTCCAGGTGCGGCACGCCGAGTTCGCGCGCGACCAAGACGAGCAGGCCGACGCAATCGATCGCGACGCCTTCCTTGCGCGCCTGATGCTGGAACCGCGTGCCAAGGTGGCGACGCGCAGCCATGACGATCTGGCTTCGGTGGATCTGACCGTTCTCGATCATTCCGAGGGGCCCTCCAGCACGCGGTCAGCGCCAGGAGCGAACGGAGCCCCGCCGAAGTTGTCGAGGTTGTCGAACTTGTCGGTGCAGTCGTCTTTGATCCCGCTGCACCCGACGATCGCGTCGAACGTGTCGCCAGCTTGGATATCGAAGAATGTCGGCTCCTGGATCTCGAACTCACGATCCGCGTTGACATAGAACTTGCACTCACTCACGAGCCCGGCGTTCGCGCCCGTCAGCCAGTTGATGACGCCGAATGCGAAGTGCTGCGCGCCGCTTCCAGCGTCAGCGTGCGAGGCCATGCCGCTTGCGCGGAAGACTGCGCGCGTCGTCGGAACGCTCGTCACCGCCACGCCGTACTCCGACAGCGGGCGCACGTCGAAGGTGCAGTTCGCATCGCCGAGTTGGTGGCGGCAGTCGCGCGTGAGGATGACGCCGACCTCCTGCGACATCTGCGTTGCCTGGTCCTCGAGTTCGGCGATCCACTCCTCTTTCGTGTGGCGGATGCGCGCGATCTTGAACACTCGCTTCGTCAGCGGCGCGGCCCACGGGAAGCGCCAGTTCACGACGATCTCCGTGATCCGCGCGCCGTGGTAGCGCTTCGCCCACAGGTCCTCTTGCGTCACGACCGAGGCGAGCACAGCGCCGCGAATCTCCACGCTCCCGCCGCGCAGCGCGCCCTCGGAGCGCACGGCGCTTTGGTCGAACCCCGCCGCCGGCTCGTAGCTCACTCCATCGTGGATCAGCGATCGGTTGTGATCGGTGAGCGCGAGCACCGCGGAGTCCAGCCGCTCGATGAGCCAGCAGCGCGAGAGCGGCGAGCACTTGCCGGCGGGGATCGGTGCGATCAGGAGCGCGGACGCGAAGCCGTCGTAGGCTCCGATCTCCCAGGGAGTCGCGCGCGCATCGCCATCGAAGTCGGTCGAGAAGATGAGCCCGAGCGGATAGCCGGTGTTCACCGCGGGCGAGGTCGAGAGCAGGCGGAAGTCGCGGTTCCCGGCTGACACGAAGATCGCCGCCGTCGTTTGGCTCGGAATCGAGTGCGGGCCCGTCGCCGTCGCGTCCGAGCTGATGCAGTAGTCGAGCACCGCGGGCGAGGTCGCGCCGAAGTCGGTATCGCAGTCCACCGCGATCGCGTTGTAGACCTGCGCGAGCGGGTCCACGGTGTGCACGCCGAAGCTCGTCCCGCCCGCGCCGTCGATGTTGTAGGCGACGACGTTCAGGATCGAAGGCTTGTCCCCGGTCGCGCGGAATCCGTAGTTCGCGCCGGCCGTTCCTGCGCCAGCGCCGCGCGCGATGCAGTTGGACCACCGCTGCAGGCTCTTGAGCAGCCCGTAGAAGCAAGCCGCGTCAGAGGCGATCGACGCGAGCACTTGCGCGTAGACCCCATCCGCGACGTTGCCCTTGCCGCGGAACTCGAGCCCCATGCGCGACGCGCCAGCGCTCGTGTTGTCGAGCCCGACGCCCTCGACGCGCGAGTAGTCCTCCGTGACCTTGAGGACGAAGGTTCCCGTGGCCGTGATCCAGACGCCGAAGTCGGTAACCGGGTCGTAGCGGTTGCCCGCGGCAGCGCGCAGGATTCGGTAGCGCCGCGAGTCCGTGATCGCGCCCGCGAGCGTGACCGGGGAAGCTCCGAGCGCGAAGTCGGCATCGTCGTAAAGCTCGCCGATGTGGCGCACGTTGAGCGAGATCAGGTGCAGCGCGGTCGCCGCCTGCCACAAGGCGATCGTCGCGTAGGTGCGGCCCGCGCCCGCGCCGATGCTGGAGATCACGTCGGTCGGCGCGCTCGTGTCCACACTTACGAGGCCGAGGTACGGGCCGATCTCCCAGAACTGCCCGCGCACGGTGCCAGTGAAGTCCGTCGTGAACGTGCCCGTGAGCGACACGCCGGTATTGATCCCCGGGCTCGTGCTCGCGTTGCGGAAGTCGTCCGCGCCCGCGTAGGCGAAGACGTTATCGACGCTCTCGTTGTCGTAGCCGTCGGTCGGTGCCGTCGAGTCGCTGGCGATCGAGGTCGTGAACGCCGAGAACGTGACGAATGAAAAGTCGGCGCCGCCGTTCGCGTTCGCGTTGTCGAGCGCAATGCAGTTGCGGACGATCGCGCTGTTGCTCGTGGACTGGATGCGGAACCCGAAGCCCTGCGCGCTGCCGTTGTCGAACTTGCAGCCCCACGCGGCGCAGTTGAGGTACTTGTCGTCATCGCAGGCCGCGGCGTTGCGGAACCCGGTGAAGGCTCCGAGCGCTTCATCGTTCGAGCCGACCGCGATGCAGTTCGTGCAGAGCAGTCGATCGCCCGAGGTGTGCTCGAACACGTAGGCCGTCTGCGTCCCGCTCCCGACGGCGAACTTGGCCCAGATCGAATCGAGCCACACGTCGTCCGAGCGAACCTCGACCGCGCGATACGTGCCGCCCGCGACCACGCTGCCATCGACGATCTCGATGCCGACGCCCTCCATGCGGGCGAAGTCTTCGTCGATCACGATCGCCGTGCCGAGCGGGTTGCCCTGCGTCTTTCGGATGACCGCGCCGGTCAAGGTCACCGGGTCCCAGCGGTGCTCGGAGTTGACGTCGATCTTCCGATACCGCGTCGCGTCCGTCGTCGCGCCGGAGAAGTCGAACGCTGCGACGCCCGCGCCAAGCGAGTAATCCGCCGCCGTGTCCATGTGCAGCTCGGCCACCACGCGCCGGTCCGCACTGACGAGGTTGATCGCGAACGTCGA